CCTTCAAACACAATAGCATTTGCTGCATTCATAGTTACAGTATCAACTACCGTCTGTGTGCCACCAACAGTTAAGTTACCTGTAATAGTAAGGTTATCTGCTACTGTTACTTCTGATGTAGTGTGACCAATGGTTATTGCAATACCAGATGTTTCTGTAGCAAGCTTTAAAGCACCTGTTTTATTGGTGATATAAGAGTCACTTCCATCGTGGTACAGTACCATGTCACTACCAGCACCAAAGTTAAACTTGTCACTGTCAGGTATAATAAGGTCACCACTAGCATTTACTGTAACAACTTTAGATGCTTCAGAAGTACCAAGTGTGGTTACATCAAGATAGTTTAACTCTGCAGTTGTAGCAGTAACACCATCAAGCAAGTTAAGTTCAGCAGCTGTGGATGTTACACCGTCAAGTATGTTTAGTTCTGCTGCAGTGGATGTGACACCATCTAAGATATTAATCTCTGCAGCGGTTGCTGTAACTAATGTGCCACCTAGTTTTAAACCATTTGAGGTATCGTGTGAAGCAATGTTAAAGTCATAAGCACCATCAGCAAAGGTAGTATTGCCTGTAATTGTAATAGTTGAGCCATCGGCTGTGATACTATCAAGAGCAATATTACCCACGTTAGTAATATTAGCATCACCAAAGGAAGTAGCTGCAAGCGTTGTAGCACCAGTTACTGCAAGCGTACCTGCAATGGCTGTGTTACCGCTTGTATCCGCAACAGTAAACTTGTTGCTGTCCATAGTTAGACCGCCGTTGAGGGCTGTTACACCAGTTACGGTAAGCGCACCAATAATACCAGCGTTTGCATCAACGTCTAGCGTGTCAATGTGAGCAGTGCCATCTAGGTATAAGTCTTTAAACTCTAGGGTCGATCCACCTAGATCAACATCACTATCAGTAACAGGGGCTATGAGACCATCTGAAATACGTATCTGCTCTACTGCAGCGCCACCTACTTCAACAAAGACACCATGCCTATTGTTACCAGTATCAACAACTATTTTATTTAAGCCATCTGGGTCAGCTATTAAAGGTACAAATGAACCTTCGTCACTATCACCATCATGCCTGTGACCTGTAGTTGCGGAACTACTATAAGTAAAAGCATCTCTTAGCTTGTTGTACTCTGCATTAATAGGTGCAGCCTTAACAACAGCTGTGGGTACGATGTCTGAAGTAGACTGCCTTGAATAACCTGCCATATTTTATCTCCTGTCCCCTAGTCCGTAAGTAACAGAAAAAGCCTGGATAGTGTGGCTAGGGTCTGTTCCATTTGTTACATATTTAATTGATACCGATTTACCTGAGCCTGACACGTTTGTTGACCTGACAGGAGAAGGGTTACCATCGTAAATTTCTTCTGAGTCAAACTTTGCATTATCATAAAAAGCAGCCGCACCCTGCGTATTTATGGCGTAGTCAGATGCTAGAGTTAAAGACGTATCTCCGTAGTCATATTCAAGACCCATTGCTATACTAACTACACCCTCTGACCTCATGTAAGTATTAACATTGTAAATGGTTTTACGAACCTCTGGATCTTCCATGTAGATAAAAGGAGTTTGAAAGTAGCTAAATATATCAGCACCATTAAAATCAGTCCCTACTTCTTGGCGTGATACGAAACCAGAAGAGTCTCCGTGTATAATAAACTCTTCTTTTTCTATATAACCACTTGAAACTTGATTAACTTCTATACCAACAATCTGAGAAAACTCAAAGCCTCGACCAGCCTCGCCACTACGTCTAACTCCACCAATAAGACCTAGTGATTCTTGGTCTTGGAAGAACATACGAAATTGAGACTTTCTTTTTATTACAACTGTCTTAAGTGTAGAGAGGTCTTCATTTGTAGTGTAGTCATCAAAGATAGCCTGGATAGGTTTTGATAATGTCGCAAGCTCAATATCCCCAATACGATCTGTAGCAGAGATAGGACGAACACCGTCAGGTGCTAGAAAAATAAGCTCCCCATTAAACTCTACTACACTGTCAGGGGCTATACAACCTAAATTATTTGTTACGTTTTGTAACACAAAGTTGGCTTGGTTATCACCTACTAGTCTTTTAATATTATTAAAACCAAAAATATATAACTGATCACGGAAAGCTTTTATCTGTGTTATTTTAAAGCCTACGTTAATTACCCCTGCACCATTAGCAGGACTAAAGTCTGTTTCAGATATAGGTGAGCTAAAGTGTAGGTGATAAGGTGCTGCAGCGTCACCAGATAAGAATAGGTGATTTTTAAAAGCCGATACTAGTGTGGGGTCAGTGGGGGCATTACTATCTGTAATCTGTATGTAGTTGCTACCATCATAAATAGCAGCGGGATTAATACCATCAACTAATGCAAACTTAGCAGCGCCCCAATTAAAGTCTTCGAAACGTACTTGTGTAACACCTGTCATAGTAGGGGCAACAGGTCTATACTGACCAGCACCAGAGCCTACTTCAATATTACCTGTAACAGCACCACCTGCAGCTATCTGTGTAATAGTATTAAAGAAGTTTGTACTTGTTACTGTAGCATCTGCAGCTGGACCTGTTACTATTTCAACAAGAGCAGTACCTAAGTAGTCTGTGCCTGTAATAGTAAAAGATACACTTGACACATCCCCACCAGCAGAAAAGATAGTAACCTTTCTAGGTTGTAAGGATGCAGCAGTGGTAAAGTTAATTGTGTTGCTTGAGTGCAATGCACCATTAATAACTAAGTTAGCAGCGCCACCAGTTGTCTGTGCAGCACATACTCCATCCCTGTCATTAGCAACTAGGCTAGAGTCTACAGCAGTCCAGCCTACAACTGTAGGGGTTGCTGTAACTGCAGTAGACTCTTCAGAGGTACCACCTGTAATAATATTACCTGTAGCAAATATTGCACTGGGTAATTTTCCAAAATTAATAACGACACTATTAGCTGCAGTAGATACCACTGTACCTGTAGCTGCTACACCTGAGTCATCAGCAGCACTTACAACACCTGTAACTGTTTCACCTACTGTAAGGTCAGTACCCTCTCCACTGGTTACAACAACCGTGTAGTAGTGGTTGTACCAATGCAGGTAGTTATTTCCACTAGCAGGTTTTCTTGTACCAAGTATACCTTGCTGTACATCAGCGGAAACATGAACACCTAAAACAGGGACACTATTGGTTGAGTCACCTGTAAGTTCACCATAAGACCTTGCATAACCACTAATACGTCTATACCCACCTTGAAGGGAGGGTTCATAGTTTATTAATCTATAAGCTGATCCAGCAAACTGACCACCGTGAGAAAGGGGGTCTTGATTGTTGATAAGTCCACCACTACAAGGTGTAGCAAATGTGGATAGTTGTTCTGCCATTATTGAGTACCAGTCACAGAGTTAAAATGACTACCTGTTACAGTAGAGGTTATGTACAAATGTGTGTCTAATAGTAGACGCCGCATGTTATCAACACCATCCATAAATTTCTTCTCGTGTACCTGACCACTTTGATCATTAGAGCGGAACCGCATCATGTACATCATAGCTCCATCAGTAACGACTGTGTTAAATCTCTCAGGTATTACAGAGACATCATTGAATGCTGATAGGTCAGAGGGGAATGACCAGTAGCGATACTCAATATCATAGGCAGCATCTGGAATAGGTGTAACACCAAACTTAGAATCTTGTGTTTGATAAATGCGTAAAGGTTCAGATCTAGACGTAGCTCCACCAATATCTTCTATAGGTCTAAAGCTACGTAGGTAGTCTACATATGTAATTACAGGGAGTCTACGAGGTTCATTTTGTTTTGTTTCGTCTTTCTTAATATAGAAAGTATCCCAATCTACTTTTGATAAATCTGTAGGGAAGCTGTACACACCTGTACCAACAACTAATGTCTCTGTGTAAGTCGTAAGAGTGAAAGGCCACTCCTGCGACACTTGTAATATTTCCCTTATGCTTGAATTAATAGCATCTTTGGCAAGTGCTTGTAAGTTACGTACATCTCCAAAACCTGACCCAGCTGCATCTAGCTCTGTCTCATTTATGCGTCTAAGTAATTGATTTACTAAAGTGATGTATGTAGCCATTGTGAGTTTCCTTAAGATACAATAATGGGGCCAGCATAAGCCAGCCCCAATATTTAGTTATTTAAGTGTTGTCACGGGCTGCTGCTGCAGCGGTGTGAACACCAACTTCAGAGACATCCATCAACATGGCAAACACACGAAGTTTACCAGCAGTGAAAGTTGCACCAGAACCAGCAAAGGTTAGGTCCAATGTATCTGCAGAAGGACTAACAAGAACACCCGCTTGTGCTACTGTTGGTGCATAGACAAGATCAGTTGCTCCATCAATATCAAATGCAGTGATGTACTCGTTAGGGTCAACCGCAGTACCCAAAAGAATGGTAGCATCTGTACCAGTGTTTTGAGTTGCGCTTTCCATAACTTGCATGCCAGCCCAAAGAATAACGTGGGAAGCAGGCACTGTCAGTGCTTGAACAATATCACCAGATGAACAGTCAATAGCACTTGAAGTAAGATCAATTGTATTTTCGATCATGTAAGGTTTACGTGAAGGATTACCTGCTCCACGAGTGGGTGCTAAAAATGTAGTTAAAGTAGCCATAAGTTTATCCTCCCTTATGCTGCGTTATATTTAGCGGTTACAATGCCTTCAGGACGAAGGATCTTGCGACCGTATAGATGCATACCACGAACAATGTCAGCGAAGCTGTCAGGGTCACGGTAGCTTTCAGTTTTGTTGATCTGCTCGGCAGTTGCTACAGCAGAATCATGACCAGCTACGATAGCACCGTAGTTAGCATTTTGGTTTGCTGTACCAGTTGTACCTGAACCAGTACCTACTGAAGGCAAGTTGCTTGAAGTATATACACGGAAGCCGTGGAAGTTATTCAAGACAAGACCATTACGAAGGCCACCAGATTCACCGAAGTCTGCGTTAAAAAGACGTGAGTCTTCGTCACGAAGGATTTCCATAAATACTGGATCTACTACCAGCCAACGACCTTGTGTATCAACTTGCTGTTGATCAAGAAGGCGACCCATACGAGCAACAACCATTGCTGGTGAAGCGTATGCAGTTGGGAGAGCAGTTGCACCTGGCAAACGAGCAGCTACTGGAATCGAATGATCACCAGCGGATGACGTTGTAATGTTACCGAAGCTACCTTTGATCAACTTCATGTTAGTCAGAAGTTCATCTGTACCAGCTGTGGAAACTGCGAGAGTTCCGTTAGTCTGGTCGTTTACTGCATCAGCAGAAGCGTTCAAAGAACTTTGCTTATAACCTGCTAAGTAGCCCAATACTTCTTGGTCGTACTGATCAGCCAAGCGGTAAGCCGCACGGTTGGTAGCAAGATCCATGAAATTGACGTGGCTGTGAGCCTCCTCGATATCGTCCATTTTAAAAGCAAAGTAGTTAGCTTTATCTACGGTCAACGAGAAATCGGCATCATCCAAGTCCTGTGCGGTGATCTGGGCACCACGTGTGTAGGCCGAAACGGATACCTCAGGTTCTTTGATAATTTTGACGGTATCGCCTTGATTTGCAATTTCCCCAAAATAATCAGAGTTTGTGATATCACCACATACTGTAGATTTGCGGAATGCGAGTTGTACTTTTTTGGAATAAATTATGGAGCTGAAATTGCCATTGGGCAAGTTCCCGT